GCCCCTGATCCAGTCAAAGCTTCCCAGTATTGAACCTGAAGGTCTACTGTAAACTCTTCAATTTCATTTTCATTATTATAAGAAAGGTCAATAGTAGAAACTGCAGTTGGAAATACGTGCTTAACAATATACTTTCTTAAAACTTCAATGCTATTAGTGTTTCTTTGATTTGGTGGAGTTGCAGGACCTCTTGAAAGTTGAACAACATTCATATCACACATATACTCTGCTGGATTAATTGAACCAGATCCATCATTAACTTTGACAATATAATTTACCCATCTTTCAAAGAAACTTCTCCACTTGAAGTCTGTGTCATTGATAACAGTGATGGTCCAAATGTCAAAGGTTCTATCACCAGCAATTTTAAGGGTTCTCCCTCTAAATGGAACTGGAATTTCTGTGATATTTGAAGCTGGAAGACCTGCTGCCTTGATCATCATTAAATCAGTATCATTAAAATCAAGTCCTTGTGTAATTGAGGAATCTAATGTAGTTGCTGCTGGTGATCCAGTTTGCTCTTGACCAAAACTTACTTCAAATAAGTTGCTACGAGCACCACCACCTCTTAGTCTTGATTTAAAAGCATCAATACTTCTATCGTTAAAAGTTAAAGCCATTTTAGTTTCTCCTGATTAAATTAAACTGTGCCTACAATGGATTCAAATGAAACCCCAGTCCTGGTAGCAATAAATGTAAGACCAATAAAGTTAATTGATCTTGCAGGTTTCACATAGATGTCAGCAATAAACTCATTTCTATCAATTACATCAGGGGTGTTGTTTGTTTCATCACAAACTAAGAGGAAGTCAGTGATTCCTCTCTTAACTTGTACATCTCTTAAGTATGGTTCAACAATATTAATGAAGTTTGCTCTTGTGCTTGCATCATTAAACTCAAAGAGTTGAGCATCTGCTGCCCCTTTAATTGCTTGTTCAATAGTGATGAACAATCTTCTAACATTGATTCTATCAAATGCAGATTGATATGAGAGTGCAGTTTTATCACCAAAGAGAATGATTCCTGATCCAGGAGAAGAGATAACTGGATTTACTCTTTGTGAATACAGTTGGTCTCTTGCGTTTTGGTCTGGGTTGTATGCAAGTTTGATAGTAAACTTCAGAGAACCTCTAGACTTTCCTGCAGGTGAATACCAGGGGAATTGGTCAATATCAGTCCTTGCACAAAGCCCAGCAACATCTGCTGAACATGGCATATAAACAAACTGCTGATTAAATCTATCATACACATATTGATATCCACTATCAAACACTGCATAAGATGAAGAAGTCAGTGGACTAAAGAATGATAAGACATTTTGAAGTTGAGTAGCAGCAGAAGAGACATTAACAACTCCATCTCTGTATGGTGAGATGAATGCCATACAATCTTTTCTTGATTCTGCAATACTAATCAGTTTGTTTGCTTTTGCTTGCTCTTGTTCCTTTCCTAATGAAGTTCCACCTTGAAGCAAGAAGTTAAGAGGAACTTCATCTGCATTAGCAAGTTTGTCATAAGCAGTTGTAAAATCTGACAGGGTTGCAGCAAATCCCCCAACATTACCAGATCCACTATAATCTTTACCTCCAGTTAAAGTGTAAGAAACATTTCCAACTGAACTAAAAGTTACATTTTCTGCTGCTACTTCCCAATCACCAGAATTAACTGACTGTGGTGTGAATGCAGAAGTAAATTTAACTGATACTGGAGTTACATTCCAATATGCATCATCATCATTTCCTATTGATTTTCCTGCATAAATGAATTGTGAATTTAATGCAAGATAATCTTTGTAGTAAACATTTTCAGATGGAGAAACTTTAGTGTCAGTTGCTTTGGAAAGATTGAGGAATTTTTCAAGTAGTGCTTGTGGGTTTCCTGTAATGTTTCCTACTTTTTTACTATCAACAACTACTATATGGAAAGAATCATTACCACCATTTCTTTCTGTTACATATGCATTTGTTCTTGGTTTTGGTGCAACACTTCTCCAAGAAATTGTGGTGTAATCACCATTTGCAGTATCTAAAAGGTTTTGATTGTTATACCAATCTTGTGTTGCAGAAGGAGTTGCTGTAGAAATATTTGCTCCTGAGTTGTTTACTACAACTAAAGAAGATGCTGCAAAGGCATAAATTCCATTTTCAGTATATTCTTGATTAGTTTCAGTAGCACCAGATACTGTTGAGAGGACTTTTACATGAACTAAAGATGCGCCAATGCCAGTAATGATTCCCTTGAGGTGTCCAGATGCTGTTGAAGTAGTTCCAACTCCAGGAACAATACCACTTAAAGGTTGAGTAACACCAAATCCAACAGAAATTCCTGTGGTGTTAATTCCTGTAAGAGTTTGGTCTGCAAAGTTGTCAATTACACAAACTTTAATTCCTTCTGCCCAAGAACCTTGATTCTTTGCTGCCCAGTATGCTGAAGTTAAAGAAGTTCCTTGATAATCCTCGTAATTATCAATACTTACTGTTGCAGTTGATGCTACACCAACGCCAGCATTAGCATTTTTTAACTCAGTTCCACCACATCTAACTACCTTCAAACTTCCGCCATATGACAGGAAATTAGATGCTGAATACCAATACTCATAATGATAGTTATTGGAAGATGGTTTTCCAAAGACATTTACAAGATCGTTTTCATTTGCAATAGTAACTACTTGGTTGACAGGACCTTTTGCAAAAGGTGCTGCAATTCCTGCTGAGATTGAAGTAGTATTTGTAATCCCACCTCTTGTCAAATCAAGTTCTTTTACTTTAATACCTGGAGATGCTAAGCCTAACGCCATTTTGACTCCTCTAAATGCTTCATTTTGCTCTACAAGTATTTATAAATTTCTCCTTTTACCTGTATTCCCACATATAAGAGAATTCATGTGACCTATCTCCATATTCATCAGTGTGCCAAACATCACCATCAGTATCTACTATAGGTTCATCATCCACACCAGTAAGGACAAATCCAAATGGTGCCATGTCTTGTTCTATTTGATTTTTTTGTTCTTCATATAAACGTTTCCTAACATCTTGCTCTGTAAGTTCTTTGAAATAGTCCTGTGCAACCAACCAAGCATAGATTACAAGGCACATTGCCAAATCATCATTACATCCCTCCTCTGCCTCAAAGGAATTGTGTTTCTGAATGAATGTGGTTAACTCACTGATAATTTCATAGTCATTAAAGATTAGTTTATCTTCCTCAATCATTGTTTTGAGATTAAGACATCCAACCTTCTTGACTGTCTTGGACATTTTTAATCCAAGTTGTGTTTTCTTTCCAGAAAATCCTTGACCCACAATTTGACCTGCTCTACCTCGCATAGAGCACATAAGAAGATTTTGATACTCCAAATCATATTGAATAATTGCTGCCACCTGATCGCCAACATCATTTACTTCACATAAAATAAATGCACTGTTATAATTTTTTGCCACATCATAAATGATGTTGGGAAAAAGCATAGGTTTTATTTCATTATTCCTATACTTTGCTACAATTTTATGTGGGAATGTAGTTATATCAAAAACTACAAAAGCAGAATAGTCACTACCAACACCTCTTGCCACATCAACAGTAATTACATAATCTTTGTCTGGAGTTGAATTTTCATAAACATCCAATCCTTTATTTCTTTTGACTGGAGCATCATATACCAAACTCTTCAGTTTACTTGGTGCAATTAGAGTATCAACAGATCCTAAAAATTCACACTCAAACTCAATTTTAAACTGCTGTTCAGAAGTGTTGGCAATGGTTTGTTCTTTCCACTTTGCATCTCTTCCTGGAACTTCTGACCAGTGAACATCTGTTGGAATGTATTCATTTTTTCCCCTTTCTGCATCATGCCACAAACGGTAGAAATGATTCATACCGTGTGGGGTAGAAACTATAATAACTTTTGTAGATTGTCCAGAAGAAATGGTAGGATATACAGATGCAAAGAAGTCATCTGCAAGATGGTTTTGAACGAATGCAAATTCATCAAGGAAGATGATGTTATAAGAACCACCTCTAACTGCAGATGCTGAGGTAGAAGCAGCAAGAATCTTTGAACCATTCTCAAGTTCCATAGAACCTTTGTTCCAAGCTAGGATGCCTTGTTGCAACCATTTGGGAAGGTTTTCATATGCAGTTTGTAATCTTGATAACAAATCTCTTGCAGTTGATGCTTTGTTTGCAAGAATAGCAATATTTACATTATCATTAAAGATGGCATAATGAAGCAAATAAGATACAACAGTTGTAGATTTGCCTGTTTGGCGAGGCATCTTACAAATGTTAAATCTATTGTTATGAAAATTTGTAATTAATTTTTCTTGGAAGTCATATGGTTTAAATGGTTGAAGACCATGATCCAAGGTTACAATCTGTACATAATTTTTTGCAAAATATACAGGATCACTTTTGCACTTGATAAATTCAAGAATCTGATCTTGTGTAAATTCAATTGCAGTATTTGCCTTTTTTAAAAGGGGATTACCTAAGTAAATATTATCAGCCATAATTATTACCTACTAATCTCTTCCCAGTCCATTGAAGCAAGTACTGTATTATTATTAGCATTAGAAGCAACAACAAGAGAAATTTCAAAAGGTGTTGATGTTAGTCCATTTCTTTCCAACTGAAACTTAAAGAGTGCTTCTTTGAGAATATCAATTTGAGTTGTTCCTTGATTTGAAGCACTAAAAAATCCACTTCCAAGTATTCTTCCACCAGTGTAAGAAGTTCCAGTAATGTTATAATCCACAGCACTATCAACACCAGCACTTACCCAATTTCCTCCACTAGTAGTGCCAGATGCTCTAATCTGCCAATTGTAATAACCTGTAGCAACTGGCATTACTGAAAGTGCCGTGAGAATTACAATTGCATCCAAAAAATTTGGTGATGTTTTAAGACGTAAACTAATGATAGGATAAAAAGTTCCCTGAGTTGTAAGAGTTTTTGGTGTTGTGACTGCAATTCCCACTGCCTGCTGTATTCCACTAAGTTCATAACCACCTTCTGAAATAACTGTAGAACAAACCTGTTTAAGATTACTTACACTCGTAGTTATTCCAGTATTGGCAATCTCATATCTTACTGGAAGTGATGCTGTTGTAATATAAGTTGATTCA